GGACGCTATCAATCATCGCGGCAACTCCCGTTGTTATTGGGAAAAAACATTTGTCTTGACCTGCGGCACAAGTCGCTCCTAATTGTAAAAATGAACCTCCATCTAAAATACCTGTTCTTGGGATTTGAAAAACTGCTTGAGTGTCGGTTATTGTGATTGGGTCTAAAACCTCCGTATGGATAGTCATCGTATCAATTGACGGAAGTGGTTGAACCTTCAAAACATCGGGTAAACTATTACTCATCTTATATAATCTAATAACATAAATTATATAATTTATTTTAATTAATTTTTTACTCACCCAATACACCCAAGAATATTCAAACTATTTATGAAACTACGGCGATGCCTTGTGGAGAGTAGACAAGTTGGTTCTTGACTAAAGCATAAGTATAGACGGCGTTGGGTGATGCTCCATCTAAATCACTTCTAATGCGGACGGCGTAAGAAACACCCTTAAATGAAACACCCTCTTTGGATACATTATCTAAAGCAAGACCAATCGCAAAATTGCGGGAGACGGATGGGTCTTGGGTGAAATCAACACCACCACCATTAGTGCCTACACTATCAACGGCAGAGAGCACCTGTAAGCGGTCGCTATATAATCTGCTATCCTTCGCACCGAACGCCTGTAAAAGTGGTTGGTTGAGTAAATGTTGAGCGGTGTAAAATGGACGGACAGCGTTGATAGCGTTGACCTCAACCTGCGTGATTGGTCTATTCTCCGTAGATTGTGTTTGGACTGATAATTCATAATCAAGACCCAATTTGAGACCACCTCTACTAAAGTTAACTTTGTCTAAATTACATTTAGTTCCGTAAGCAGCACCTTTAGTAAGTGGTGGGTTAGCAAAACCATCGTGAGCGTAGTTGTTAGAGTGTGTGGTTGGTAAAAAGTTGTGAACCACCGAGAGCACATTATTAGCGGCAAGATTGAATGTCTGTGTGTTATCACTCGCATTAATGACCGAGTAGAGCGAGTTGTATGAGTTGTATTCAAAAGAACCCGAACCCGCAACCATCATTTTCTCCTGACCCGCAGCATCGGGGACAAGTAAATCGTATGAGAGCGAGACATTCTTAAGTTGGTAAGAAGCACCACCCCCATCGGCGGCATTTGCACCCTTAAGAACCTGCTGGTCGCTTGCAAGTTCAATAACAAACTGAAGACCTCTCATTCCGTTAGTGCCGAGTGGGAGTGCCTTACCCGAGTTCATAACTCCCGCATAAAAGGGGATGCTAAATTTAACCTCGTTGTTGATGAGATTATCGCTTGATTGTTGAACGGCGGTCATAAGAGCAACGGCGGACTGGTTAGAAGCGTAGTCGTCGCTTGAGTGAGTGGTAGCAAGTAGGGTTGAAATCATTTTCCCATAATTGCGGACTTGCTCTATGGTCTGTCCCGTAGAAGCAGAGTTGATAGCGATGTTCTGTATGACCGAGTTAACACCGATGCGGTCGTTCAACTGAATTTGATGTGCTCCTGCGTTGTTATTCTTTAATCCCTGATTATCGGGGAGAGTAGTGCCGTCAGCACGGACTACTTTCAAAGTTCCGTTCAAGCGTAGGGATGATGGGCGGAGTAGTTTTGCCTGCGATGCTACATCAAAAGTGATTGTCCCGTGCCCCTGCTTGAATGAGTAAGTGTTATTGGATGGGTTGTTAAGTGGGAAAATTTCCGCTTTCTCAACGCTTTCAATATTCATATCCATTATATAATCTATAAATATAAATTATATAATTTATTTTAATTAATTTTCATCTCACCCGCTACACCCAACTAAACTATTTATAAATCACTTGCCTCAACTCCGTTGTTGGTTATGCTAATGCGGCGAAGATGGTCTATATAATTGTTGAATATCTTAAGTCCTGTGGCGGTGTTCTCATAATCTATGCGGCAAGAAAGCGACTGCTCGCTTAAATCGGCGACCTGATTGTATTTACTAAATGCTCTCGCAATAGCAAAGTTTTTGGCGACCCTGTGTAAAGAGCGGGGCATATTACCCGAGTTGACTAATGCTCCCTCAAGTTGCGATAAATGAATTGCCTCCGCCTTATTTTGCTCGCTAACATTTTGGTTCGCAGTTCCAAATTGGTCTACTGCCTGTGAGTAGCGACCAAGTGGGACATTCTTGACTGGTATGAGTTCAGTTCCGTAGACGAATTGATATTGTCTCGCATTATCGGGGACACCCGAAAGTGAGCGTTTGTTAAAATCTCTAAAATCGGCAATAACTAATGGTTGGACGAAGACCGATTTCACGCGTTTTTGCGAGCACGGAATAAGATTGGATGTAAGTCCTGCGGCGGTGGACTGATTAAATCTCTGCGTTGAAGAAGTCATAATATCCATAGACACACCGCGTTCGCTTGTAGAAGCACTCATAAGTCCGTTAACATATTGCTCGGGTGGTTGAACCGATAGGCACAAGAATTCTAAATCACTCACAACATACGACGGAGCAACAAAGTTCGCAGTTCCCGCACCGACGGCAAGATTACCATTATCGGTGGAAGTAAGAACGCCCGTCTGTGGGAGTGCTCTATTCTCGGGTTTGTAGAAGACGGGGTCATTCTCAACAAAAGTGATGTTTTGTCCGTTGAAGTTAGGTTCGGTGGATACATACTGACCGAATGAGACACCTGTCGCTCTTTGGGGGACATAGTAGATACCCAATTCACCCGCTACATCTTGAGACGAATAGAACCCGCATACAACACCAAGTTCAACCTCCGTGTCCGCCTGATTAGCAACACTTACATCAGTTCCGTTGATGTTGCGACCAATCGCGGCACGGGCAAATAATTTATCACCAATATCAAATGGGTTGTTAAGATTAGAAACTCCCGCAGCGAGTTTTACCTGAACGGAGAAAAATGACTGCCCGTATTGAGTTCCCGCAGCACGGGCATCATTACGGACGGCGTTAGCACCAACAAGGGTATCCTGCTTCTCAACGACGGCAGACATTACACAAGTTCCACCACCAAGACCAACGGCACTAACGCTACCATCAGCGAGCAACTGACCCGCATCACCCGCAGCAAATTCGCAAGCACGGGCGGCATTCTCCAAATCTAACTGGACGCGGAGACCCTGTAAAGCGGCAACTGGGATGACCTGACTACCTTTCATTAGACCCGTATCAAGACGGAACTGGAGTTGTGGAGTAGTTGTGTTAGCGGCACGACCGCCTGACTTACTATCATCACGGACACCAACACCCGCATATGCCGCTTCGGGAAGTGCTCCTGTTGGTTTGTAGTAAAGATTACCTGATGCCGTTCCCAAGTTAGCGTTCTCCATTACACCATCAAAGAGTTCCCTTTTATGCGCTATGCTATCCTGTGCGGTAAATGGGTTCTTCATAGCAACTCTCGCATTATAATCTTCTAAACTCTCTAAAGTTGTGGAGTTAGCACCATCTCTCAAAAGAACATTACGGAAGATGGCGTGTGCTCCCGCTTCTTTCTGTGGTCTAATCATACCGACCGCCTGACCTGTCTGCGGTTTCATCTGTAAATTGAATTTAATATAGGTCTCACGGGGGTCAACAAATCCTAAATAAGAAGGGAGCAGAGTGCGTGAAATCTCGTCAGGTATAACATCACTAACAACATCGGGTTTGATGGCGATGCTTTTGGAAGGAACATATTGCGTATCGGGGGCGTTCTTATACATTATAATACTACTCTACAAAAAATCTTTAATTTAATTAAAATATTAATCTTTTATATATTGCCCCTTTTCGTTCCTTTTTCTGTTATCCCGATTATTGTTGCATTTTTTACAAACTACATTCCTAAAATTGTCTTCGGTTTTGGTGTGGTCGTGGTCTAAACATTTACCTCTATTACCCAATCCACCCGTTAATTCACAACCACATAACTCGCAGAACTCACAGGTAAAGTAATAGTCGTAAAGTTCTCCCATATTCTCGTGATGCACTCCTCGTGTCCGCCATATTGCGATTTTTTGTCTTTTGTCCCATTCGTAAAAATTGTTCTCCCGATATTCTTTTACTCTTCTTAAACATTCCTCCCGATTGT